AAAATGGCAATAAAAAAGCCCCAGGTATCCAAAGATACCCAGGGCAAAGTGGCGTATAAATTGCATATATGGAATTGCACCGGATTTCTCCGGTAAGAAAGTCTTTTTGCGTGGTTTACTGGTTACTTCTGACCGATCACGTTTCAGGATCACAACCGTTCAGTTGATTCATCAGTTGAACAGTGCGTACCAGGTGTTGGCCCCGCAGTATCCATCGGCTTCGAGGCCTTTGGATTTCTGGTAGGACTTGATCGCGGCAGTCAGTCCGTCTCCGCAGAGAGCGTCCATGTTACCGAAATAAAAGCCTTTCGCTGCGAGGATGAACTGAACCAGGAAGGTAAAGGTTCCCTGAGTTCCATGGCTGACGGTGGCTTTCGAAGCAACTTTTTTGCATGATTCGAAAAAGTTCTTGTTGGTCGGATCCAGCTTCGTGCCGTATCTCCGGTTCATCAAGTCTTTCCAAACCGCCAGGGCAGCCCATCTGGACTTATCGCCGTAGTCTCCGTCCACGCGCAGTTTGGCTTCACAATACTTCAGGATCTTGCCCCCGTAGTTGCTGTTGAGCCATTTCTGACCATCGGAAACGTTGTTTCTGGCGGTATTGCTGCCGGATCCGGTATTTGTATTCACCCCGGATGTTCCGCCGGAATATCTGCCATTTTCAACGTTGGTGGCTGTGTGGGCTCCATCGTTCAGCAGGACATCTCCCTCTAACAGGTAGTCCGGGCCATTCAGGTATTTGCTCTCAGTCAGAACCAGGAATCCCGCTGCCTTGAATGCTTTCCGCATATCTCCGGTGTAGGTGGCTTTCAGATTTTTAAGAGCGTCGATTCCCAGAAGATGCCCGACGGCCTTGACATTTGCAATGACTCCTGCGGAGCAGTCCGCCTCGCAGGCGATGGTTATCTGCGACGGATCGTAGTTGCTGACTTTGAGATGCTGCCAGTATGTATCACGCTGTCCCTGATCATAACCAATTAGGTCGTTTTTCGCCGCCTTGACACCAAGCTCTGCGATTTTTGCACGTACTGCAGAGTTCGGATGCCGCAGTACGCACTTCCAGGGACGGGAGTACCACGGGATCAGCGCCCATTCGGTTCCTGTCTGATCGCCTGCCTTACCGCCAGAATATCTTCCGTTCTCATCATGTCCACTATTTGAAATTAAGCTCATTTTTTTCTCCTTCTACCGGCGATTGCGCCGGCGCAAAAATAAAATTATACTGTTCTTTTACTCTGTTTCTTCGTCCTGGTTCTGGTTGATTTTTTTGTCTGCCACTTCTAAACCATTCACCAAAATCTTCGGCACCTTATAACCCATCTCGACAAAATTTTCCAAGATAGACCGGATTTCATTCACGAGCAGTGATGCAAGCACGAACCATCCGAGTAGCGTTGTAATTCCAAGGTCAATTCCAATTGTATCTCCGATCTCAATAAATGCCGTACTTGCTCCGAACGCTACCACAATCATAATCCAGTACCCAAGTTTCTTGAGTACCCCTTTCCAGCCCGCACTGGAGCTTTCCTTGTGGGCGATTCTGCTTTTCATCCAGCCCGTGAGCCAGTCCGCCACATTCAGTCCGAGGAAAAGTGCAAACAGGATCCAGTGCGGCCCCAGCAGATACGACAGCACCGCTACCACGCTGCCTACTACAGCATTATAAGAGTCAATAATTTTCATGTTTTTTCTCCTTCTCTTCTTATTTTAATGTCAAAAAATAGGACCTCCAAACGTGGTCCTGCTCTAATCTCAGTCATGTTTTCTCCTTCAAAAAATGAGAGCGGATTTCCGCTCTCACACAATGCACCGTCTGTGGTCCCGTTTTAAGTTGGCTCTCGATACCTGGGCATAGACCATGGTGGTGTTGATATTTACGTGTCCAAGGAACTGCTGTACCTCTTCGATGGGCATTCCTCGATCCAGTCCATCCGTTGCGGTCGTGTGTCTGATCAGATGCGGATACACTCTCCGGCCGATCTTAGACATCTCTCCCAACTGCCTCACCCTTTTCTCAATCGCCGGCTTTTTCAGCCGTCCGTGAGGGGCACGTTCTGAGACAAATAAGGCTGGGTTTTCATCGTTTCTTGTGGCGAGATAATTTTTCAGCGCAAGTTCGGCTCGTACATTAAGGCACGATGTACGGTGCTTATCCCCCTTTCCAAAAAGATGCACGTCCTTCTGCTCAAAATCTACGTCTGTAATGTTCAGGCGTTCCAGCTCCGTCACGCGGCATCCGGTACTATACAGCATCTCGATCATGGCCTTGTCTCTGAGCGTCTCGCACGCATTTCTCACCCGTTCCAGCTCCATTCCGGATAGTGGCTTTCTCTGTGCCCGCTCATACTTAATCGCCTTGATGTTTCGGCATGGGTTGCTTCCGATGTATCCTTCGTTGGCCGCCCACTCCAGGAATGTGTGAATAATGACTCGGCGATTATCCAGCGTTGCATTGCTGATTTTTCTTGTTTCCTGGGTCTGGTACAGATACACCCGAATATCGTTCGTCGTGATTTCTGGCAGCTGCTTATTGACCTGGAAAAAGAAATCCCGGAGGACCATGTTGTACAGCTCCAGCGAGCGGATGCTCAGTCCCTCGATTTTTCGTGTCGCAAAATAAATCTCATAGCATTCCGGAAGATATCCCTCGTATGGGACGATTTCCGTTTTTCTCGGCTCTATTTCGTAGTCCGACACAAAAATGGTCAATTTCTGATACACGATTTTAAGTGCATCATCCGGGATCTGGTTCACAAGCTTCGTCACGAATTCTTTCACAAACTGTTCGCGCATAAAAAAACCTCCTTGTGGGGTACCCAAAAGGAGGCGGATGTGTTATAATAATCACAGCCCCCTTGTGGGTGGGAGGAGCCGAACTTTTATGATTGGTAGTCAGGGAGTTCGGCTCCCATTTTTTGTTTTCTACCCTATCATTATAGCATATTTCACGCGCGATTTCTTCATTTTTTCGAATATATTTTCGATTTTCTCAGCAAATCTAATTAGCTAAAAGCTCCTTTAAATAACATTCATAGCTGTATTTTTAGTACAATTTATTTCTCTAAGTCTTGCAGAGTCTAACTGATATTCGATAGAAGAAATATCTGATCCATAAGTAACATTAGCAATCATATCGTTAGTCTTAGGAGACGGCTGTAAAATATTAATAGCACAGTTGATATATTTAACCGCCTCAGTCTCCGAACCACTTCGGGCCGTGTTAATAGCAGAGTGTAAAGTCGCTGTATTATGACCTCCGGGCATAACCAAAATACCGGTGCAAATGATCCGATAATTGATATTATGTCTCATGGGTTGCCAACCGTCCTCATAGTCAATAGACCAAACACCTAAAGGAGAATGACCGTTCTCGGCAAAAATATCACTTAATACGAAATTAGTACCTCCAGTCATAGAGATAGCGCTCGCGTGAGGATTACAAAATTTACAATTACTGATATAGCATCTATCCGGATCCACGCTAGGCCATACCCTAATAACATGAGGTGTATCGACTCTACCCTCATTAGAGGACGTAGGTGCACCATCTGGAAATCTAGCATTAACCTTAAAGTATACGGCGTTTTTCGGTAATAAATAAGTTTCGAGCGTCATTTGATGAGGCCTATACTCGATAAGGTTTTTATCGGTGTCAAACCAGTAAATTTCGTACCAACGAGTTGTTAAACCGTAAGTTGTTGCTGTATCCATTTTACCAACCTTATAATATTTCATATCGGTATAAGTAGACGGATTATCGGAGTAATTATATCCGAGTTTAAGAAAATCAGTATGATACCATTCGTCAGACTCATTAACTGTTAAACCTGTTGCGTCAAGTTTACCAGAAGTAAAATCACTATAACGGACACAACCTCTGACTGCACCGTCCAAACCGGTACCACTCCACTGATCGAAACCATTCATACGGGTACTAATATTAAATCCGACTGTATCATGAAAATCAATATTTTCAATCTTACATTTATAGGCACCTGTAGAAAAAACAAATGCGTTAACCTGTTCGCCGTAATCACCCTCTGTATATCCTAAATCAGACATTAATCGTCGCTCGCCGTAATAGTGCATATTTTTAACAACAGAGTTTTTACAGGACATATAATACTTATCTTCGATTTGATTTCCCTCATCGTCTGTAACCTTAAACCCGGAGAAAGAAAACATAATATAAGGATTTACAGAATGATCTGGACGACTATCAGTCGTATGACAATAATCATTATCGTCAACATAAATATACGAATTATTAAAGTCAACGGTAAAATCAGTAGGAATATAGCATTGCACACCAGACTTAAACGGTTTAATGTGATATGTGGTTTTAGGGAATACGACACCGTTATAACCGCTTGCGGCGGCCTCATCAATCGCACCGATAATAGCTTTTAAAGTCGCTACAGATGTACCACCTACAAGATGAGAACCGTTATAAATATAACTCTCAGACGGATAAAAGTAATTTTCGTTGACAGTCTCTGTCTCGGAAACCGTAATATCTAACGTACAAGTGATTGTAGTATTAGACGCTTTAGCGGTAATCGTAGCGGATCCGGAACTCTTAGCAATCAGAACACCGTAATAACATTCGATAACGGACGGATCGGAGGAAACATACTCGACATTATAGCTATTTTTGGTAATATCATACGGATAAACCATAGCTTCGATATTATACATATCTCCAACGTTAAGAGACTCGATTGGGTTAAGCCAATAAAGTGCCTCGACATAACTCATATTGTCCTCTACAGCCGGTTCACCTGGATCTACATTAGTAAATGTCCTATTCTCGCCATTAACGGTAATAGTATGCTCGCCTGACTCAATAGGGGTATTGATAAACTCAGGTAATCTTTCGCTTGATTTTACTTGATAAGCGGATGGAGATCCAAAACCAGTCATACCCTGAACGAAAGTCGACGAATTATACCATTGAGTATAATAAAGTAACATGATCTTTTCTCTCAGTTCGATAATTTCATCTTTCGTGAGAGCTCGATCGTAAACGATAAGTCGTTTAATTTTAGGAATATCATCGGTTGTTCCTTTGAAAAGTCTAAGATTAGTCAACGCCGGATAATCGGTATAATTGTAATCAAATTCGCCAGGCATCATTTCATTAAATACCACGGAATATTTACTATTTTCCACATCAACCGACATAACGAAAAATACATTATGCAAATCTGTCATTAAAAGAGGATCTTTAGAAATATTCGCACGAGTATAAGCAAGCGGCAATGGTATATTATATTTTGTATTACCGTATTTCATAAATTCCTGTACGGGCAATAAAATTTTTGAAAATGTCGAAAAACCACCTGAATAATCAGCTGAATTTTTACCAAAGCGTAACCCGTACATAGTATCATTGTTTCCAAAAATAACATGGGTAGCCTCATCAAAATCTCCTAACAAAACAATTGTACGGCTACCCAAACTCTGACCGTTGATAATATTCGTACATTCCGGCGTACTACCGTACATTGGACTATCTCCAACAAAATAGTCGTCAGTAACAGCAAAACCAGACGTATTGACATTACCTGTAGTATCGACGACCGCGCCATTGATAATTTGGATATCACATAGCAGACCGTTAGTATCAATTTCATAAATACGATTAGGCACTATTTTCCCATTTTCGTCAATTGTAATTTTATACTTATTTCCATCCTGCCCGACAATATATCCAGCTTGTTTTATCTCAGACAATAAATCATCGGATAAATGTTTTTCTTCTATGCTTTTTTCTGGAGTAGTATAATTTTTTAATTCTTCCTTGAGCAAACTAACCTGCTCCGTCATCGCCGTGTAGTCGGCCGGCAGGCTTTTCTTGACTTCTTCTGCGTAGGCGCTTATCTCCTCTTTCATTCGCTCGATGATGTCCGTCTGTTTTTCAACCGGCACGGCAGAATCTACTTCCATTCCTTCTAATACGTTCAGAGTATTAAGTGTCGAATAGAACTTCTGCCGTAGCTCCGATCCATGTGTTTTAAATAAATACACCACGAACGCGGTTTTGCCCATGTACTGCACAGCATCGGCGTCTACGAGCCACGAAAACGTGATGGCGCTCCCGCTTGCCTGCATATCTGTGATGTTGTAGTAATTTTTATTTCCTTTGGCGTTTGAGTACAAAATTCTCCCGGAGAATGTGGACATATCGAAGCCGTGGTAGTACCTGTTCATGCCGAATTTGATCTTATTTACATTTTTATCTCCTTCAACTCCAGCCACTACGCCGTTTTTCGGGATAGAAATCACTCTCAGATGTTCGTTAATCCAGAACTGCAGATCATCGTCCGTGACTGGTGTCGCGTACTCTTCCGCATCTTCCAGCATCTCTTCCAGTAATTCGTCTGTTGTGCTCATGTCATTCCTCCTGTTTCACTTCTACCCTGTTTGTTGACAGTTTCATTCCGTCTTTTCCCAGTCCTACTACGTTCACGTACCATTTCTTTCCGTGCAGCACCTCAGTTCTCACGATGCAGCAGTTTCCAGTGATTTTTTCTGAAAAGCATTCTGCAATCTTCGAGTCAATTCGGCGGAACTCTGCCACTTTTACCTTTCCGACCCACTCCCGGTCAAAATAAAATTTCGCTGTCATATACTGCTCACTGCCCGCCACCAGACCGGAAAAATCCCCTCGCTTTTCGATCTGCTGACCCATAACAGAAAATTCAAGTACTCTCATGATTCTCCTCCTACGCCGTTCGTTTCCAGATATACACTGTGATATATGGCGGCAGATTATTGATCACCTGTGCACGATCCGTCATGGCAGATACCTTATTTACTCTGATATTTCCAACTGACGTCTGTGCCGCCCATGAAGCTGCCGTCATATTCGCCTGCACCGTAGATCCATATGGGCCTCCGTCATCCCCAAAAATCTGATACATTCGACCTCCATCTGCTCCATTTGTCTCATAATGTTTGTGATCAATATTGTTTTCAGCTACACCTGCTTTGATTCCTGATTTGTTCCATTTTTTGGTTGTATCATTTTCATCTACGCCGATCAGTGTTCTCCCTTTGGCGTATCTTTCCCATGTTCCCCCGAAAATCTGGTTCGGATCCGCAGTTTCTGTTTCTGTGATCCATATAGATCCGACCGGATGGTTCGCCATCTCGTCGCTGTGCATATATATTTTGTAGGCTTCGTTCTGTGTGTTGTAAGATCCCATCCGAATTTTCCCGTCCGCCATAAAACCTACATACTGCACTGTTGTTCCTTTTTTTGTGGCCAATCCGAATACATCTGTTCCACCTGACCATCCACCCAAGTCCGGATAAAATCCATCCGAAAACTCTGCATAGCTCTTCAGCTTTGCTTTAAGCCATTCTTCCACCGTTTCTCCTGCAGTTTCTTCTTTCTGGATATTTTTCAATTCATCCACGGCAATTTTTTTCTCGTTTCCTTCTGCGTCGCAAATTGCTACATAATCCGTGCTTTCGACCTTGGCTTTCGTCGGCCATTCAAACATTGTCATGTCCATTTTTTCTGTCTCCTCTCTATGCCGGTATCCACCGCACCGGATATACTGTTACCGTTTGTTCCGGTGTTTGTGTCTCCTCTGTGCCACCCTGCTTATATCTCAGTACATGATCCCACGGCGGTGTGTGGGAATAATAACTTCTTGTGCAGATTTCGGTTCCCGTCTGGTCCCCGGTCTGTCCTCCCACTGCTCCACCGAATTCGTTTTGAGATGCGTGTACAATCTGTCCATTGCCTATATAGGTAGCAACATGATAGCCCTCGCTCAGCAGCACATCGCCGCGTTTCAGACCTGATCCGGAATAGACGTCTACACTCCCGATCACATCCGAAAAGCCACAGCGCAGGAATACTGCTCGCATATCTCCGGTGTAGCTTGCTCCATACGTTTTCACCGGCACGCCGGCCTCCTGCCACGCTGTGATGCAGAATGAGGAGCAGTCATAATCTGGCCCCCACCGATACCCCTGATCATACCCATGTGAGTTATCCGCCGCGATATTCAGCATCCAGGCAATCGCCTTTTCAATTTTTTCCACCGAATCATCATCCAACGTCAGATGCGTTTTCCAATAATTCGCATACTCTTTTCTTTTTGGCTGTACTGCTCCGGCGTGCTGCTCATAATTGAGTTCAAATAATTCTACCAGCGTTTCCAGGCTTGCTCCGGAACTCCAGAATTCTGCGAATGACATTGATGTGGTTCTTTTCTGCCACTGGATCCCTGCGTTTTTCTCGTAGAGGATCCGCTGCAGCTGCCCATTGATGTTCTTGCTTTCATATCCTTTGGCCGCGGCCCAGCTCGTATATTTTGTGGACGGGGTCCACTGCACCAGTCCAAATCCCAGGTCTGTTCTGCTGCTGTCGAGGTTCTGCCATATTCCCGGATTGCACGTTGATTCTGCATACATATTACCCAGCACGGCAAGCGCCGCGTTCTGCGACGCTCCATTTCGGACCATGAAATTGTAGATGTACTGCGCATTATCTGTGGCATTTTCCATACTCAGATAAGCATTTGAGCTAATTAGTGCCATTTTTTAACTCCTCCCACGTTCCATCTGATTTCTTGATCCTTCCTCCTGTGATTCTTCCGTTTCGGACAACCAGATAACTCTCGTCCGAGTACACGAGTTTTCCGCTCAATCCCGCTGATCCGGAATACCCCTCATAGATAGCCCCTGCTCGGAACCTGATATAATCATCTTGCGGATTTACTTCGATGAAGGTATTTCCTTTTCCGATCATTCCCGACCATGTGCTTTTTCCGGTCACGATATCCACGTTTTGGAGTGGTGATATCTGGATAACTGACTTTCCGCTGGATTCTTTCACCAGGATTCTTCCATTTTCCAAAGCAACCGAGCATGGTTTCCCTGCTTCTTTTCCAAAAATTTCCAACAGCGATGCAAAAATTTTTCCGCTGTTCAAGTCCAGTTTAAATCCTTGTTCTCCATCTTTGTAATTTTGTGATAGTAGCACGCCTGCAATGAGATAATCTGCCAGAAATCCCTGACCCGTTCCAAACGTTTTCCAGTCCCAATCTCTGCCGTCCGGCGTTCTTTCGGATGCGATCAAAAATCCCGTTGTGCCGAGTGCCATCGCTCCGTACAGGTCGCTGTTCTTGTCCAATTCTTCGAAAAGGATTGCTTTTGCCGCCTGTTTTTCCGCATTCTCTGCAGTTGCTTTCAGTCTTGTTTTCATCAGGTTAATCATTCCGGTTACCTGATCGCCTTTTACGGTTCCGTCTTTGTTCAGCGCCAGCTCTGCCATTTTCATTGCCGCACTGATCCGATCCAGATAATCGCTCTCCGCGGATCCGAGCGTGACGGTTGTATTTCTTTTCATGATACAGTCCCACACCACGCTCACAGCACGTTCCCTTGTTGATATCTGCAGATCTTTGTTCTCCACTTTCACGTAATCTCCGAGGCCGATTTTCACAAGTTTCTCCACATCTGCGTACTCAATTGTGTTCTCGATGTTGATAAGATCCACTTCATACGTGATTTCCGGCAGGTCGCACCCTGCCTCAAAGTCCGCTTTTGCCTTTTCCCTCAATTTTTTGTGCAGCTCTTCTAGCGTTGCGCATCCCGTTTCGTTGTTTCCGCAGTCTGCCTGCATCTTCACGTCTTCGTACTGCACAACTTTCGTGTAGGCGATTGGATATTTTCCAATATTCGCGCTGTCTACGTAGTAGCTATCATCTGGCAGTGTGTGGCCTTTATAGCTTTCCGGAATAATTCTTGTAACCACGTTATCCATGTTTACCTTCGCTTTGACGGATGCCATATTGAATCCGAGCCGCACTTCTGTTCCATAGTCTCCTCCGGCTCTTTTTCTCATTTGACACATATAATTTTGAAAAATTGGTTCTCCACCCCACCGGTTGATGAAACTGTTTTCATCATCCGAAAGCAGTGCCTCGATCAAGTTTTTGCGGACATAATACGCCGTGTTGATATCCGTAATATCCGAAGTAACATGATATTTTCCAACGCTTAGTTTTTCTGCCGCCTCCGTACCTGTGCACTGTGTCGGTCGCACATCCTTTAGATGTGTTTCTCTTGATGCGTCAAAAAAAATGGGCCGTGCCTTTGCGGCAAGTCCACCCATCTCCTTTTCCGCGTCATACACTCGGAATTGTTCTTCTTCTCCGTATGGAGTTGGCGCCGTGATAACGGATCCGGCTTTCAGGCACTCAATATATAGTGAGTCCGCTGCGCACTCAATATCCATAGTCCATTCACCGCTAAGTTGCATAGTCAGCTCGCATTTCGTTGGGTGTAATACGCAGTCGCCGTTATTTTCATAATTTTTGTTTTCTGGCTTATAAACCTGTATCATCTTGTCCTCCAGCGCGGTGCAACCGAAACTTCAAACGCAGAATCAAACAGAATAACGTTTTCCCCCGGATTCAAATAGAAATCTTCGTAATTTCCTTTGATTTTGTTGCTCGCATTTTGTCCTTGTCCATTCACCGTTATTTCTTTTTCCGTATCGATGATCAGTGTTCCATTGACCTGTGCAAGCAGCTCATTTCCGTTGATTCGTCCCCAGCACTCTCCGTTCCCTTCGATTTTGATTTTAGGGCACGCGGTGTCATACTCATTTGTCAGCGTAAAAAATTTTCTTTTTGTGGCTACTTTCTGACCGCTTTTTGTCAGCACATATCCTCCGCCGCCTACTTTGTGACCCCAGTATACCGGCATTGGATATGGCTTTTCATATTCATCGCTTCCGCGTACGTACAGATACGGTGAGCAATAGAATGTGATCGTGAATTTTCCCACCCGCAGGCTTTCCCTGCTGTTTTCGCTTAATACTGCATAATAGGCACGGTACGAAAAAATAGGGTCATCATTCAGGATCAGTTCTGCATTTTTCTCCTGTGCCCATCGTTTGATTTCCCGCCATTTTTCATGCCATTTCGATTCCGGGCCGATATAGTTCATCTCGATCGAGATTGTCATCTCCTTGTAACGGCCATTGTCGATATGATAAGCCCCATCTACTCCCGGCACTTCCAGAGTTTCGATGTCCCGTTCTGCTGCAGGGATGTTCGGCCTGTTGACCGCAAAAATGCAGAGGTCGGCAGAACTGACCCCTGCAAAAATAACTTCGTAATCGTCAATCATGCAAAGCCTCCTTTCCAGACAGGCTTACTTATCTGCTGTCTGTTCAGCTCTTTGATGGTTAATTTCACGACTTTCTGGTAGATTCTTTCGTCTCCAAGATTAATCACGTTTTCCATCGTCAATCCGAGATCTCCAAGTACCTCAGCAAGCGCTTTTATCAGGTCTGCATTGTTGGCCCGCACTTCTTCGCGGACGTACTTTTTCAGTGTCTCGATCGGTGTTACGGCTTCCGGTCCTGCCTCGCCCGCTACGTCGATCGTGTTTCCTGACTGATTAATAACGGTCGGTCTGTTCAGGATCGCGCCTTTCGCGTGCCAATTGACACTTAACCTCGGGATGCTTCCTTTTACTAGATCGCCGATCGACCATCCCGGCGGTGATATTTTGAAATGCGGCATTTTTATTTTTGGTGTCGGCCATTCGCCGGCAAAAAATCGTTTTACTGCATCTAGTGCATTTTTTACCACGTTTTTGATTTCCTCAAATTTGCTCCAGAATTTATTTTTGACTCCTGTGAGCTTGCCGCCTGTCAGCTTGTCGATTACATCAAATCCCGTGGACCATATTTCCTTCCATGTCTGCCAGCTCGCTGCCAAGATTCCGGTGATTCCGCCTCCGTATTTTTCGTAGGCATCCTGGATCCGGCCGAGCTTCTCTTCGCCCAGCTCCACGCAGAAATCATAACCGGCGGTCAGTACCGTTTTTAAAATATCAATCCCTTCGAGTACCCCTTCCCGGAATTCGTCGCAGGTTGTCCAGAGTGTAAAAACAGCAATCACAATTGCCGTTATAATTGCGAGGACCGGATTCGCCGCGATGATGCCAAATAGACCCGATAAGCCTTTTGCTATGACCGGAATACCTCCGATTATTTTTGCCCCGCTACTCACCACTGTTCCAAGCACAATAAGCAACGGACCAATAGCAGCCACGATCAGGCCAATCTGTATAATCATCTGTTTTTCCGATTCCGACAACCCGTTAAACCATTCTGTAAATTGCGAAATCTTTTCCGCAATATTTTCGATAATCGGTGCGAGTTCCTCCATCAGTGTTGTTCCAAGGTCGATAGCATCGTTTTTCAGCTCATTCGTCGCCTTTTTAATCTTTGTGGAGTTTGTGTCCAGTTTTTCAAATGCCGTATTTGTCGCGCCTGCACTATTCTGCATCTGTTCCAAAACGCCATTAAAATTCTCAGCGCTGTCTCCCAGCAGGATCATACCTGCTTTTCCGGCCTCCGAACTGCTCCACATATCGCCAAACGATTTGTTGTTTTCCGTCGCCGCATCGCTGATTATTTTCAGGACATCAGACAATGACATTCCGCTGTCCATCAATTCCTTAAATGTCTTTCCCGTCTTTTCTTTCAGGGTTTTCGATACGTTCGTTCCTGATTTTCCAAGCTCATTCAGCATACCGTTCATGTACGTTGTGCTTTCCGCTGTTGCAACACCATTTGCCGTCATGATAGCGTATCCTGCGCACAGCTCGTCCAGGCTTACTCCGTAGGCGTTTGCTGTCGGGATTACTTTTCCCATTGATGAGGCAAGATCCGCAACTGTTGTTTTGCCCAAATTCTGTGTCTGAATCAGCATATCAGAAACATTCGTTACTTCTGATGCTTTCAATCCATACGCATTCATGATGGTTGTAAGCACATCCAGCGCCGCTCCCGCATCCGCGAAGCCTGCTTTTGCCAATTTTGTTGAATTCGAAACGAAATTGACTGCATCGCCTGTTTTCTGTCCTGCTGAAATAGAATCATAGACATTCTGTGCAATTTCTTCCGATGAGATTCCTGTCTGATTGGAAAGATCCAAGATCGCCTTTTGCATTTCGTCCATTGGGACTTCCGTTGCGTCAGCAATCGTCGAAACTTTTGCCATCGAATCCTCAAAATCCATAGCCATTTTGGCAGACGCCGCTCCGGCCGCAAGAATCGGAGCGGTCACCTTTTTCGTCATTCCGCTTCCCGCGTCCTTGACCTTTTCCCCTGCTTTCTGGACTTTTTCTGTATATTCCTCAATTGATGCTTTTCCGAATTTCAGCTGCTCGTTTACTTCTTTCAGACGGCTCTTGTATTCATTTAGCGACGCTTCCGCCTCATTCAGCGCGGCTTTCTTTTCCTCGATCGCCTTTTTGTTGTCGCCCTCGGCATTTTCCAACAGTTTCAGTTCTTCTTTTACGAGACCGACTTTTTTCTGGTACGTCTCGCCCTGCTCCGTCAGATACTTCTGCTCATCTTTTAATTTTTTCGCAGATGAGGTGTTTTTGTCCCACTGGCTCTTCATCAACTCGAATGAGGATTCATTCTTTTTTGCGGACGCATCCAGCGTGCTGATGGAGTCATCGAGCTTTTTCATGTTCTCTTCCAGAACTGCAGAGCCACTCTTGATTTCCTGATTTACTTCTTTTAGGCCTTTCTGGTACTGGGCAAGTGTGGTCTCTGCCTGGGAAAGCTGCTTTTTCTTCTGTGAGATCGCTTTCTCGTTTTTGTTCTCTGCTTCCTCCAGCTCAGAAAGCTCTCTTCTCAGGACCTCCACTTTTTCGTTGTATGTCTCAGTCTGCTTCTGCAGATACTTCTGTCTGTCGGTCAGCTTCTCCATGGCCGTCGTGCTGTCGTCCCAGGCGATTTTCGCGCGTTTAAATTCTTCCCGGTTACCCTGTACGGCTTCCGAAATCTGTTTCAGGCTCTTCTGAAAATCAATTGTACCATCCGTTTTGAACGATAATCCAACCCGCTTCATATCATCCGCCATACAGCTCACCTACTTTCTTTCTCTCCCAAAATTTTTCGTACATTTCGTTAAAAAAGATGGGATCGCAATTAAAAAATTCTTCCTCGCTCATTCCCATCTCCGCGGCGCAGATCCGGTATTCTGCCCAGTCTACGTCAAGCCCTTCGCCATCTGCTGGCGTGCCCGTTTTTTTTTAGCATATTCGTCGCATCTGGCTGAAAAGCCCTCCAACAGCACGCGGATCTGTTCATCGTCCATCGGCACCAGCTGCAGTGCCTCGTCAAACGTCACCGTTTTTCCGTTGCTTCGCAGGATTGCGTACACGGACGCGGCCGCAAGATCCATTTTTTCCGGATCTGTCAGTTTTTCCTGCTTCTTTTTGGCCAGCTTGTAAAATTTCGGCATTTTCTGCAGATAATAGAGTGTGCCAAAATTAACATTGACGGGCAGCCGGGTGCCGTCCGTCAAATCTACAATATAATCTTTCATGTTTCTCCTTATCCGGCTACTGCCGTTGTCAGATCGTCATCCTTGAGGATTGGTTTCGAGAAGAACTTTTCTTCTGTCAGCCCCTCCGGGAATGCTTTCATGCTGGAATCCAGCGATACTTTAATATTTTCTTTTGCGTCGAATGGGTACGCAACGATCGTTACTGTATCTGTCTGCACGGAAAACGTTTCCTCACCTGTTGCCGCATCATCTGTGTTTGCTGTGAGCTTACATTTCGGATACCAATCATATCTCTCTGAGCCGTCCTTGTTTTTGACCACTTTTCCATACGCAAAAAACGGACGAATGCTCTTTCCTCCGGACAGAATGAGGCCGTTTTTCGTCACCTCATCCCCTCTCGCTTTTGCAAGCGTATCTGCCGGGAACGCCACTACCTCGACTTCGATGTTCGTTGATGGCTGGCGGGTGTCTGTATCGTAGATTTTCCCGGAAGCATATACATCCGTTGTCCCTGTGTTCTCTGTTACTTTTACGCTTTTTACAACTTCGGTTTTCTCCACGCTTTCCTCAAACGTTTCTGTCCACTGTCCATTTTCGTCCGGCGTATTGAAACACACATACTGTGCTCCCACTGTTTCTTTCAGCGGTGGTTTTCTCGTTTTGATTGACATATTTTTTTCCTTTCTACCTGAACAATCTCTGCAGTATCAGGTTATAATATTTATTTGAATCTTTTTTGAACAATCCGCGCAGATGCGGCTGTGCATTCATTTTTCGTGTTCCAGCTTCTACCATTGGACCGTAATATTTTCCCCATCCCACTTCAATTTCTCCGTTTTTTCCTTTTCTGGCCGAAACGGTGTCCAGCAGATGGGTGTATCCAGATTCCTGAATCTGTGATCTCGGTTTTGGCAATGCCCGCACATCTCTGGCCAGCTGCTCCGCGCCCTCCATCAACGCCGCTTCAATTCTGCTCTGCTCGAATTTTTCCTGATATTCCCGAATGATCTTCTGAAATTCGTTCATGCCGGCGGAATAGAAATCGTCCTCATTCATACTGTTACCTCAACGGAAAAATAAGAATGAAAGACCTTATCTTCCTGCACGTACTCGTGATAGATGGTCGGATGGAGCCCGACTTTTCTGAGTTTTTCTCTCAGTTCTATCAATTTTTCGTTCCGCGGCGTTCTGGAATAGAAGCTGATCTGGTATGTTTCCACATTTTCATATTGTTCTCCAGATGCCAGCACGTCCTCCCAAATGTAGTCCCAATAGACCACTCGCGGATATTTGTTCGTGTTTTCCTGGCTTGCAATTCCCTCATTGACCGGGATCCGGAGTGAGTGGAGCAAATCGCTTAATTCCTGTTTTGTCATGTGATCACCTCAATCGTTCGATCTGGCCGCACCAGTGTGAGCTCTGTTTCCGGGAATCCGTCCTTGTTGATGATGTGCGCTGCATTATAGACTCTGTGCTGTGTTCCCTCAATGATACACACACAGTCACTGTCAATTTTCTTGTACTGCGGAATCCGAATTTTCATCGTGATTTCCCGGCCGCTCTGGCTCAGTGCGTATCGGGTATGGTCATACACAGAAATCTCGTTGTACCAGATCGTCATATGCTGATTTTCCAAAATATCTTCTGGAAAATCTTTGGTTTCGTCTGTTTTGATTCTATAGAGTTCAAAGCAGCCGCTTGTGTACACCGGCAGGCTCATGACGGTACCTCGCTTTCCATCTGCCATGATAAGATAATTGCAGCATAGTTCTGCTCCCATTCGTACGTTTTATGATTGTATGCATAGTACACGTAATTTTTCAGCAGACTTCGAAACGTATCATCTGTTTCCAGGCTTCTTCCCGGATTGAGCGTATCAAGACGGTGTTTTCCTTCTTTCAGGTACCGCAGCAGCGACTCATCCGGGAAATACGGCGGAATCTGAAATTCCTGCCGCACTTCCTCAATCATTTCTTCCAGCATTCCGCCTTACCTCCTTATTCTCCTGTTGGCTCTGCTGCCTGCGCGATTGTCTGTGGAACCGTTACCTGCTGAACCGGCAGCACGTACTCTTCCAGTTTCGTCACGTCAAATACTACGGCGCAGTCATCATCCACCGCGCGGCCGTTCGCATAGCATTTTCCGATGATAACGTCTGCATCATCCATTGCTTTTGTCTGATCATAAGTGTTCAGCTCCACGCCAGATGCTCCCATCGTGTAGACACCTGCCATGGTAAAAATGCCTTTTCCTTTCGGTACGTTCGCATCCGGAATCTTTTCAAGGCTCATAAATGAGGTGTTTCTATATCCTCCTGTGAGACTTTCTCCATACAGCGCCGGGTCCACATATTCCGCCTCATCGCTCGGATTACACAGTAAATACAGCGTTCCGATTTCTCTCTTTCCGTCTTTGCTCAGTGTCTTTCTTACTGGAGCAAGTCCTTTCGGGCTGAATTTGGTTACCGTGTTCATTACCGTTTTCGCCTGCGCGGTTCCGTCCGCTTTGAAGCTCGCGATCTTATTCATGATTCCTACAGGACCCGTTTTTCCGTTTCCATCCAGATATCCTTTTACCAGACCGTCCTGCATTGCCTCCGCAAGAATTGCCGTAAAATATTTGTCCACAAATGGCAGCGCAAGATCCCGAATTGCTTTCGGAATCACAAGATATACTGTCAGTTTTTTCACTTCCAGGTCAAGAGTTTCAAAACTTGCGTTCAGCTCTCCTTTGATGGCATCTGTTAAGTCCCCCCATACTGCAGTCCCGGAATGTTCACCAACCAGCCATTTTTTCACATTTGCCGGGGCAAATTTTACCAGGCTCAGAATTTTACTTGCCTTTTTCACATCATCCAGCGTTCTGTCGATGATTTCATCCGGAATAATGTCGATCTGCTTTGCAGTGATTGCCTGTTTCACATCTTTCAGCCCCTCGTAGAACTGTTTTTCCTTGTCTGACAGATTGTGAAGGTTCAGGCGTTTTCTGTATTCCTCATCGTGAGCCGCGCGGGCGTTCTGCTCCACCAGCTGATTGATGAGTTCTTTGTTTTTCTCCTCCACGATCATAGCTGCAGCCTGATAGATCGCCTCTACCTTATCGTCTGCATCTTCCATCATCTTCATTACTTTCTGTTTCAGCTCTGCCTCTGTGATTTTATCGATGTTCATTTTTTTCTCCTTTCTGAAAGAAAGCGTCAAATCCGCTTTTCTGTTTTTGCGCCGGCGCAACGGCCCGCATGAACTTTTTAACCTCCGCATCCAGGAATGTGCGATTGTTCAGCTGTTTGATCAGCTGTTCATTTTCTGCGAGAAGCTGTTCTGTCCGCGGCTCCTCCTTCTGCTCCACGCCGATTTTATCAATCAGTCCGCACTCCAAGGCTTTCTGCGGCGTGAGCACGGTCTCTGCATCCATCATGGCTCTCAGTTCTGCCTCATCGATGGTCGCACGGCGCATCATCAGCTGCACACAGGATTCCATACACACGTCCAGCTTGTCCGCCTCTTTCCGGAGCTGTTTTGCATTTCCTGTGACGCTGGCCCACATGTTGTGGATAATCGCGCTTGTGCCGTACCCCATGATTCGCTCATCGCACCCCTGTAGAATTGTAAACGCGATTGAATGGCATACGCCGTCCACGATTCCCACTTTGTGTGCCTTGCTCTCCTGCAGCAGGTTGTAGATGGCCGTTCCTTCCGAAACCGATCCGCCGTAGGAATTAATATGCAGTTCAATTTCTTCCCCATCCGGCACCGCTTCCAGGAGCTTCTGGAAATGTGCCGCGGATGTCTCCGACTCGTCATAGTCCCAGGTTTCCCAGTTCCACTCTCCATATTTCGAGATATCGTCATACAGAAAGATCTTGTGCACGTTGCCATCCACCTGCTGGCAGTAATGCATCTCTTTTCTTTTCATGGCTTTCTCCTTCCCTTGTTATTTGCTGTTTCACCCATCAGCTGGGAGATTTACTCTGTGTTTCCCGTGACCGCGCTTTCGTCCGCGGTATAGTTCTTTGTCACCATACGGCTTCGGCTGAATTCTGTATTCAGTGCTTCCCAGCCGATGGATTCCCGCAGCTCATCCAGGTTGAAGCCGATGCTCCGCAGGGTACTCATGCCGGTTGCGCACTCGATCAGGTCGCGGTGCTTGAATCTTGACAGATCCACCCAAATTTTCTCGTCTTTTTCATAACTTTCTTTTCCGACAAGTTTTGCGTTGAATGAATCGTTCAGAATTTCGGCAATCGGTGAAACTGCGTAGGTGATGAACTCGTTTGTGCTGTCCGCTTTTTCTGTGATTTCTCCCAGGAATACCGCCATTGGGATGTTAAATGCCATTGCGGTGTCCTTAAAAATTTCTTTCGCAAACTTTACAACGTCCTCACTTGCCCCTCCGGCCTTAATTTCAATCTGGTTGATATCAATTCCGGCGCTCGTGATGATAGTTGACGGTTCATCACTCAGCAACGTCTCCTGCAGCTTCTCTTTGTATTGATCTTTTGTCAACGTTTTCACGTTTCCATTCTCATCTTTTGTCGCAATGATGGAATTTGTCGCGTCAAAATGGAGCTTGAATTTTGGCGTATTAACATACGTCTGCATCGTGCAAACCGCGTTCGCCAGCTTATTGTACTTTTTCGCAATATTCCCAAGGTGTGCACTGAGCCGGTCATTTCGCAGCCGTAAGTGCAGCACCTGATCCGCCGTCAGATACATGTCCAGCGTCATCGTTCTTCCGTTGCAGCTGATCGTGATATCGCTGTAGATCTGCGGTAAGATTACACTGTCATTCAGTGTCCAGGAATCCGCAAGAAAGTATTGCTCACCCACTCTGCAGATTAACGCTTCTTTTTTCGTCAGCAGTTTGTGGATCGCCGCACGCCAGAAATCCGTTCCGGTTTCATTTGCATTCGGCCGCACGTTCAGCCGCCAATAGACGTCATCTTTTGCCCGTCTTGTTCCTTTTTTGTCTTTCCTCTGGACTACAATTTCCGATTTTGCAATCGCATCCGCAATCATACCAATTGCTTTCTCTTTTGCGAACTCATACAACTGCAGCTGCTGTGTGGTCGATGTTATGATTTCGAGCAGAGACTCTTCTTTTTCTGCTCTTTTGAAAAACCAATCAAACATAGATAACCGTCTCCTTTATCTCATCCTTCGAAAACATCGCCGCCACGAAAGCCATAAATCCATCGTTTTTCCTTAACTTCGGTTCTATTTTTCCGTACATCTTGTTTCCGTATTTGTCCGTACTCACTTTCGTGTTGTTTGTGTACCATCTCATGATGGAGGACGGACCATAATTTATTTTTCCTTCCGCAAACAGTCTTTCAATTTCCGGAGCAATGATGGCACACGCCGATCCAATTCTTCGTACCAGCCTTACCAGCCCCGCCGGATTCTGTTTGCTTTCGATTGATATTCCCGCCTCCTCGAATTTTGTTTTGAACATCTGGTAGCGGTAAGTATCCATCGTGATTTTCTGCACGACATATTCGTTCATCCTCTCAACACACCATCGAATGATGGCGTCAATCGGGATCGTCGGACCATCCACCACCTCAAAGTCCTCAAATTCCGGCTGTCCGAAATTGTTCAGCGGGAATTTGATTTTCTC